GTGAATCGTTATTTGCAGATGATGGACTTCTATATTAACTTCACACTTGATGATGAATTTAACGAAACTGTCCAGTCGCCTATTCACGAAGATTTTTCTTATGCTTCTTTCAGTGAAGGTGAAAAAATGAGAATCGACTTATCACTTCTTTTTACCTGGAGAGAAGTTGCAAGAATGAAAAATTCTGTGAATACAAATCTTCTTATTATGGATGAGGTTTTTGACAGTTCGCTTGATGGATTTGGAACAGAAGAGTTTCTTAAGATTATTCGTTATGTAATTAAAGATGCTAATATATTTGTCATCTCTCATAAAACAGGATTAGAGGACAAATTTGAAAGTGTCATAAAGTTTGAGAAAGTTAAAGGTTTTTCACGTATGGTGTCCTGATACACCAAAGAACAATGAACACTCCAAATTGGCAGCATCATTCCAAGAAGGAACAAAAACGAAAACTTAAACCGCAAGCACTAAGGCAAGCGAAAGCACGACTTGCCCAATTCAAAAAGCGTCACATGGGTCGTCCAAAGGGCGACCTTTCGTCGTATTATGGGTTCATACGAAACGAAACAAATGCCTGTCCGTCACGAAATCAAATCTCAACTTGCCAAACTGCTTGCCACTGAAGATTTGGTGGTGGAGCATAAGAAAGTTTCTACTGCCTGTTTTAATGTTCATACTCGTGTATTGACTCTTCCTTTGTGGGAAAAGGCAAGTAATACTGTTTATGATTTGCTTGTTGGGCACGAAGTTGGACACGCGATTTTTACTCCAGATGAGGACTGGACTCAATCTGCAAAAATTCCTCCTCAATTTGTAAATGTAGTTGAGGATGCTCGCATTGAAAAATTGATGAAACGTAAGTATATGGGACTTGCAAAAACCTTCTTCAACGGATATAAAGAATTGAACGATCAAGATTTCTTTCAGTTGAATGATGAAAATCTGTCTAAATTCAATCTTGCCGATCGTGCAAATTTGTGGTTTAAAGTTGGTAACTATATTGATGTTCCTATCCAGAGGGGTAAAGAGACTGAAATTATAAACCTAATTGCTGATACTGAAACTTTTGCTGATGTTTTGGTTGCTGCAGAAGAACTTTATAAGTATTGTAAGGAAGAAAAGGAACAACAGCAAAAAGTTCCTGACTTTGATTCTCATGATCAACAAGGTGATTCTCAATCTTCTACTAATCAACCAGTAGAAACCGATGACTCCTCTCCAGAAGAAGAAGGTGAGAGTGATAAGTCACAACCAAATCCCGATAAATCTTATGGTGGCACTGCTCAAGGTAATGAGGTTCAAAATACTGTCAATGATGAAAAAGAACCTGAAGTTCTTACTGCAGATTCTTTAGAGAATAAACTTCGTGATTTGATCAATCACGATGGATATGAAAACGTTTATGTTGAGATTCCTCAAGTCAATCTTGAGACTGTGATTGGTAAAAATGCAGATGTTCATAAGGATATTGATTCTACTTTTAATCATCAGCAAGAAAAAAATAATCAACTTTGCGATGAAAGAGATTGGGATCGTGTAGATCTTTTTAAATATGCAGATGAGGACTATAAAAAGTTTAAACTATCTGCTCAAAAGGAAGTCAACTATCTGGTGAAGGAGTTTGAGTGCCGTAAGGCAGCAGATTCTTATGCTCGCGCTACTACTGCTCGCACAGGTGTTCTTGATACATCTCGTCTTCATTCTTACAAATATACAGAAGATTTGTTTAAAAAAGTTTCTGTGATTCCTGATGGGAAAAATCACGGGTTGGTTTTCATTTTGGATTGGAGTGGATCTATGTCTCACGTTCTTCAAGATACTTGTAAGCAACTTTTTAATCTTGTTTGGTTCTGTAAAAAAGTTGCGATTCCTTTTGAAGTTTATGCTTTTACAAATGAATGGCGTCGTGGTGAATATGATTACGAAACTCAAACTTATAGTCCAGCTGATCGAACTTCTCATTATGAAGCAAAGGAAGGATTGATTCAGGTTGAAGAATCATTTGCTTTAATGAATCTTCTTACCAGTAAAGTTTCTGGTAAAGAGTTGGAACATCAAATGCTTAATGTTTGGCGTCTTGCCGTTTGTTTCGGTGATTCTTATCGTGCTCAATACACATATTCAAATCGTTTGGCTCTTTCTGGAACTCCTTTGAATGAAGCATTGATGAGTCTTCATCAAATTCTTCCTAAGTTTCAAAAAGAAAATAAACTTCAAAAAGTTCAATGCATTGTGCTGACTGATGGTGAGGCAAATTATCCTCCTTATCACGTAGAAATCAAACGTGGATCTGATTCTTACATTGGCACTCGTGGTATTAATCCAGATAAAACTTTTCTTCGAGATCGTAAACTTGGCATCACCTACAAGTTTGATTATGGGTATCATCAATTTACTGAGGCTCTTCTTCGTAACCTGAAAGATAAGTTTTCTTCAGTAAACTTTATTGGTATTCGTGTTCTTGAAGGACGAAATGCAAATCGTTTCATCGGTCTTTATCACAATCAAAGTGATAAGCAATATGAAGTGATTCAAAATGATTGGAAGAAATTGAAAAGTTTTACCATCACCAACTCTGGATATGATGCTTATTTTGGACTTTCTTCTTCTGCACTTTCTCAAGATGCAGAGTTTGATGTTGCTGATGATGCTACTAAATCACAAATCAAATCTGCTTTTGTTAAATCTCTAAAAACTAAAAAATTGAATAAAAAAGTTCTTGGGGAGTTTATTTCTCTTGTTGTCTAAATACCTAAAAAGTATCTGCTTATATGAAAACCTACAGAGAGTTTATTGCTGAATCTGGTGACTGGTGGCATCCCGATCCAGTAAAAGATAAACTTATGCCCGGTAGAGGACCTAAACTTCGCGCTCGTCAAGATCGTGAACCAAAACCAGATTATAGTAATAAACTAAAACCAGGTGAAACATATATGCAGTTTGCGAAACGCAAAACTAGAGGTGAATCTGTTGAGTATGTTGATGAATTATTTGTAACAAAAAAGTCTTCAGAAGATCAAAAAAAGAAAAAAGTTGCAGAACTTATTCGTTTAATGAAAGCTGCAAAAGATCCACTTTCGGATGCTCCAGCTAGACGTAAAAAGATAAACGCAAATGAAGAATATATTGATGAAACTTCTCTTACTCGTGTAATGAGTAAGTCTAAGAAAGGTGGAATGGCAATTATGTCTGCTCAAAGAGGAGATAAATCAAAAGCAGAAAATAAAGCACGTTCAAAACAACTTGAAAAGGATGTAAGAGGTGCTGGTCTTCCTGGACCAACTAAAGTTGCTGGCAGATATACTGAAAATCCAGGAACTCCTCAGGAGAAAAAAGTAGGAGAGAAATCTCACATTATCACTCCTGGCAAAAAAGGTAAAAGAAAGTTTAAAAAGGCAATTGAAAAACTTGGTAAAAAGTATGATCAAGACTCGGTATTACTTCAACGTAAAGCGGGTGGAAGTTCTACTCTCAAAGGAACTTCAAAGACATCTTGGCCAGGTAAAGGAAAGAATGTTAAAATAGGTAGTATGAAACCAGGTAGAACTGGTGAGTTTGATACCAAAGTTAAGAACAAAACATTTACAGTTGAGGATTAAAATGAAATCCAAATTCCCACTTGAACACGTAGTTAAGTGTGATACCAAAGAAGTTTGGGTAAAATGTGATAGTGCTATCACTGCTATGGGTATTTCTGCTATGGTAGAAAAATATTATCCTGGATATAAGGGACATATTGGTAGCAAAGATTATCTTGAAAAACTCAAGAACCAGTTGGCAAACTGACCACGGGGGGTCTTGGTGACCCCTTTTTTGTTTTATAATGACTTCAGTTGAAACAAACAACCTGATTATGCCTCGCACTCAAATGACCGACGATCAAATCCTTAACGATCTTAAAAACACCTTTGGCACTGAGTTCATTGCTGCCGATGTTCGTGGGTATTGTGCTTCTAAAAATGTTTCGTATCAAACTGTAACGAAGCGTCTTGAACCATTTAAAGTTGGTCGTGGAAAGTGGAATCTTGAAGTTACTCAACAAAAAGTTGAAGAAATCGAACGTACTTTTCAAGCTCCTGCTGTGATTCCTCCTGTAGAACAAACACTCATTCCTGAAAAAGATGATACCTTTGTCAAGTTTGGTAACTTTAATGATATTAAAAAAATTATTCAGTCCCGTCTTTTTTATCCAACGTTTATTACGGGTCTTTCGGGTAATGGTAAAACGTTCAGTGTTGAGCAAGCGTGTGCTCAACTTGGTCGTGAACTGATTCGTGTTAACATTACGATTGAGACTGATGAGGATGACCTGATTGGCGGTTTTCGTCTGGTAAATGGTGAAACTGCCTGGCATAATGGTCCAGTGATTGAAGCACTGGAACGTGGTGCAATTCTCCTTTTGGATGAGATTGACCTTGCTTCTAATAAAATCTTGTGTCTTCAGTCTGTCCTTGAAGGTAAAGGTGTCTTCCTGAAAAAGATTGGTCGTTTCGTGAAACCTGCCGCTGGATTCAACGTGGTTGCCACTGCAAACACCAAAGGTAAGGGTTCGGACGACGGTCGATTTATCGGCACCAATGTGCTCAACGAAGCATTCCTTGAAAGGTTTCCTGTAACCTTTGAACAATCCTATCCTGCTCCTTCTGTTGAACAAAAGATTCTTGAAGGTATTGCTCTGGATCTTGGTGTGGAAGATCGTGACTTCTGCAAGCGATTGGTTGATTGGGCAGACATCATCCGCAAAACCTTCTATGATGGTGGTATTGAGGAAATTATCAGCACCCGACGCCTGGTTCACATTATCCGTGCTTATAGTATCTTTAACGATAAGACAAAGGCAATTCAAGTGTGTGTGAATCGATTTGACGATGAAACCAAGCAGGCATTCCTTGAACTTTATGATAAGGTTGATGCTGATTTTCAACTTCCTGTTGACGATCAGCAAGCAAACTGATATAATACTGGGAGGTAAATGTGCCTCATCTTTTTGTTTTTTACTATGAAATCTATGTCCGAAAACTTTGAAAGCACTTATGAAAGTACAATTCCCAATCAAGACTTTTGGGAAAATGATGGTATTAGTTTGACTGGAAATCCTTATTATTCTCCAGACACAATTACTTTTACCAGTTCTCATCTTCCTGGAGGACTGGGAGAAGACCATATTTCATTCAATTCTTCTTCTACCTTTAACTTTAATGTAACAGATAACAATTTCTGGAAGTTTGGTGAAAATAAAACTCTGAAAGCAGTTGAAGATTATATCAAGAGCACTTATAATTCTCATTATGCTTCTGAGAATTCAAAAGTTCAAGTTCTTGATATTATTGATGCAATTGGTGATGGTGTTCCTTTCTGTCGGGATAATCTTATCAAATACTCTTCTCGTTTTGGCAAAAAAGATGGAATGTCTAAACTTGATGCATTAAAGATTATTCATTACGGTATTCTTCTTTATCAATTTGCTGGATTTAATAATGAAACTGCGAAATCAAACTATGAAACTTTCTGATAAGACTCTCTCTGTTCTTAAAAACTTTTCTTCGATTAATCAATCGATTCTTTTCAAGCAGGGAAATAAACTTCGCACAATCAGCGTGATGAAGAACATTCTTGCAGAAGCAACAATCACGGAAGAGTTTTCTAAAGACTTTGGTATCTATGATTTGAACCAATTTCTTAACGGATTGAATCTACACAAAACACCAGAACTGGATTTTGGTAATGATGGATATGTGGTCATCAAAGAAGGAAAGTCCCGTTCTAAGTATTTCTTTGCTGATCCTAACGTCATTATTACTCCTCCTGACAAAGCAATCAATCTTCCTAGTGAAGATGTTTGTTTTGAGTTGAGCACTGAGCAACTGGACAAACTTCTTAAAGCTGCTGCTGTATATCAACTTCCCGATGTCTCTGCCGTTGGTGAAGCAGGTGTTGTGAAACTGGTTGTTCGTGATAAAAAGAACGACACATCAAATGACTTTTCGATTATTGTTGGGGAAACGAACTCTGAGTTTGTTTTTAACTTCAAGGTAGAAAATATTAAGATTCTTCCTGGAACATATGAAGTCGTTGTGTCACAAAAACTTTTGTCACGATTCACTTCTAAGAATCACGATCTCTGTTATTATATTGCTCTGGAGCCTGATTCAACATTTGAATGAATATCTTCGTCACAAATCAATTTCCTGCTGAAAGTGCTATTTGTCTTCCCGATAAGCACATAGTTAAAATGCCACTTGAATGTTGTCAGATGTTATCCATTGTGGCATCCAAGTGGTATCACAACTATGGTCCAGTTCATAAAGCAGATGGCAATCCTTATGCAACTGAAAAAGGTGCTTTTCGTAATCATCCTTGTACTCAGTGGGCAGCAAAAACAATCGATAATGCTTATTGGTTGATTAAGTGGGGAATGAATCTTTGTGATGAATATTCCGTCCGTTACGGTAAGACTCATTCGTGCTATAATACTCTTTTGGAAGCATATTACTTGTTTCCAAAAGGAAAATTGACAAATGTAACTCCATTTGCTCGTGCTATGCCCGATGAATTGAAATATGATAATACTATTGATACATTTGAGGCATACAAAAGATACATCGCATCCAAACCCTGGGTTGCATCCAATTATCTTCGTATGCCAGAACGCAAACCTTCTTGGGTCTAAATTATGACAAGTGATTTTCTTTTTGTGGAAAAATATCGTCCTCAAGTGATTGATGATTGTATTCTTCCTGATGAAACTAAAAAAACATTTAAGGAGTTCGTTGAGAAGGGAGAGATTCCAAATCTTCTTCTTGCTGGACCTCCTGGAATTGGTAAAACAACTATTGCAAAGGCACTATGTAACGAACTGGGGGCAGATTTTTATGTCATCAACGGATCCGACGAAGGACGTTTCTTGGATACTGTACGGAACCAAGCGAAGAACTTTGCTTCGACCGTTTCACTTACGGGATCTTCTAAACACAAAGTCATCATCATCGATGAGGCTGATAACACGGGGAACGACGTTCAACTCCTTCTACGGGCAAATATTGAGGCATTTTATAACAACTGCCGATTTATTTTTACCTGTAACTACAAAAACAAAATCATCGAACCCCTTCATTCTCGATGTGCAGTCATTGACTTTACTATCAAAGGAAAACAAAAGGCACAACTTGCAGGAGCATTCTTTAAGAGACTTCAAACAATCTTGGATCAAGAAAAGATTGAGTATGATCCAAAAGTTCTTGCAGAGTTGGTATCGAAACACTTCCCAGACTTCCGTAGAGTCCTCAATGAATGTCAAAGATATTCTACGGGAGGAAAAATTGACTCGGCAATTCTTGCATCTTTCTCAGACATCTCTGTAAATGAACTTCTTAAAAATCTTAAGGAAAAGAACTTCACTGAAGTACGTAAATGGGTTGTATCCAATCTTGACAATGACAGCGGTGTTATTCTTCGTAGGGTTTATGATGCACTTTACGACTCAGTTGTTCCAGGTTCTATTCCTGCTGCTGTTCTTATTATTGCTAAGTATCAATATCAGATTGCCTTTGTTGCGGATCAAGAAATTA